TTTTTGGCAACTCCAACAATATTTACAGTATTTGAATCCCTCGTGGTTCTTCCAAATGACAGTCTCTTTCTGACAACCATCACAGATTTTAAGTTTCATAGTAATTCTTCTGGAAACTCAGGATACTTATTTACTTTCTTAAAAAGAAAATTCTTTAAAGCACTCCAAAAACTTTCAGTAATGTGAAGATCTTTATCAAGAAAATTATCTTTTGGACAGACAATATACTTGTTTATTAAATCACCAGATCTTTTATCTTCTGCTGTAATAACTTTAATTAAATACTTCTTTTTACTACTTAACAAAACTTTTACTTCTAGCGGTCTCCATCTTTCTCTTGCTGGAGATAATTCTCTAATGTCATAAAATGTTCTCATACTCTTTGATTTTTAAGCTGAGGTAGACTAACCGGTGCTTCTTTTAAACTTAAAAAGTTTTTAGGTAGTATACCTTCGGCTATAAAGATACTAATAATTTGATCTTTATCAATGTTTAAATCTTTAAAAGTTAAAGTATTCTTGAACTTTTCATCTATATCATTGATAGTAACAAGTTCTTTTGTCAATTTAGCTTTTGGAAACAAAGTAGTAAAAATCCTATTGGTGTATTCAATAGTAAGTTTCTGTTTATGTGTATTTAATACAGCTTGTGATTTCTTATACACATTAAGTATTCTTTGTTTCTTCTTGCTACACATTGTAGAAAGTTCTTGTGGAGTTAGAGCATCTAGACCATATAATGCTCTCTTATACAAATAGTTCTGATATACAGAATACTTGTCTTGTTCATACTGCATGTACATTTTACCTGCAGATAATTGGTAATCTCTTACCTGTTGTTTTAACTTTTCCATTTTAATCATACAATTTTACATTCATAAATAGAGAGGGACACGAATGTCCCTCTCTTAACTAACTAATAAATACTATCCTCCAATTGAAAAGTCTTCACTTATATTTGGACGAATTGCAGAAGATTTACCTTTAGCATATGCTGCACGTAACTCTTCAACATTATCATGTTTAATTAAAGTATCTGCACCATTTGCATCAAAAGAAAATTTAGTTCTTCTGTAGATAGGTAATCCACCTAATGTACATACAATACCTGTTTCTCCAGCTACTTTAAGATCTCTTTCTGGAGTTTTCTCATTGAATGGCTCAAGAGATTCTTCTACTACAATTTTACCATCTAACTGTTGTCCAGCAAAGAAACCAGACTCTTTTAACTCAGCTAATGTACCAGGAATCAATGCAGATACAGGTTTTCTACGTAAGAAACCATTGTCATCAATCATTGTTCTTACTTGTTGTACACGAATAAATCCATACTCAGGATTGTTTTGTGATACATTTACAACAGCTCCTGTTGTTTCATCAGCCAAAATAACTACTTTAGAGTTCATAACTTTAAGTTTTAAATAATTAATAAATAAATTGATTGTTGAGTGTATACTAAATCCTTAATTACTCACGTTAAGGGTAGTTGGTAGTTTAAATTCCGGACTATAAACTACATATCCAAATTATCAGATAAATCAATGATATCATCAAATGGTGTATCATCAGATATGATATCATTTAACTCGTCATCATCCATTGGGATGAAATCAAAGTCATAATATTTTTCTTTTTTATTGCTTTCTACAGCAGAACCAGTAAAAGGATCTCTAATATGTTCACCATAGTCAATTGACATGAGGTACTGTATATCTTCATCTGTAAGATCAAGGTACTCTTCTATAGAGAGATGAACTACTTTCCCGTTAGGGAGTTGATATTGCATTACCGGCATAAATAAATATGCAGATAAATATATATCATTTATTAAGATGTTGTTTATTTAAACAAATAATATTTAGCAATATATAGCTAACAATGAAAAGGGGAGATTTCTCTCCCCATATCATTTGGTCAGGAAAAGCATATCAACAGATATACTATCTTAAAACTCTTCTATAATTTCTAAATCTCTTGCTTGAACATAGGTAGTATCTCTTTTTGTAGCACCATTGTCTAAAACATTAGTGTACTCAATATGATATTCACTATATTCATGATATCCTCTAAATTCTTTTATAGTAACAACAACTTTGTCATCATCATCAGCAAATTTCTCTTTAATAGCATCTCTATTAACACCATATCCAAGATTAGCTACATTTACTTTGCATAAAGTACCATTAGGTATAACATCAGGTAGTTTATTACCCAACATTAATTTAAAAAAGTGATTACATGTCTGAGAGCTACTACATATCATAGGAGTAAATAACTTAACAAACTCCTCAGAATTAGAATCTTTGATGATCTTACTGAGTGCTTTTGCTACATCAGTATCATCATAGTTAACACTTATTCTCATAATTAATCAGTTAATCTTCTGTGTTGTCTTATTTTACTTAGTAACTCATCATTAAAATGAGTAAAAAAGCTTCTATCAGTAATTTTAGTAGAAATTCTTATTGGAAGTTCTTTTGGTATTACTGAGCTTTTTACTCCTGGTTTTATCAAGTTACCATTTGCATCTCTAATGTCTGCCTTGAGATTAAATCCCAAGACAGACTCAAATATTACTATATCATCCACGGCCAAACATATCTTTTAACATATCATGTAATCTATTCTTTTGCTCATTTCTTTCAATGATTTTAGACATCATAAGAGTAGCAAATACAATTTCATTAGTATGACAACATTTGTCTACTATTTCTGCTAATGCAGTATGTACACGTTTGTTATCTTCAAATGAATCCATACATGCTTTTAAAAGTTCTTCAGCTCTTGGACTTATAATACCAAGATTTTCATGTAGCAATTCTGCTTCATCATCAATAATTAAAAGTTTATATTTTCCTGGAACATTATAAACTTTCTGTTTTTTCTTAAACATTTTTCCTAACCATTTCATAATCATAAATTTAAATTAAACAATAAAATTAGTAGTCCCACTTGGATTCGAACCAAGGACCTACTGCTTAGAAGGCAGTTGCTCTATCCACCTGAGCTACAGGACTAACAAGTTAATAACATTCTTCTTCTGAAGGAAGACGTATCCAGTCTTCATCTTCAAGAATCCACATCTCACCAACATAACCATTTGGTTTGAGTACATACATTGCATCAGTAAATTCTAACACAATATGTGAATCATTTCTTTTTGTAATCTCAACAGGATTATTACCTTTTATTTCAATTACATTCTGCACGAATCTTTTCTCTGACCTAGAGAGAAAGTTTGGTAATTTTTGTGAGTAACCAACTCCAGTAATCATAACCGCAATAATCATAATCAGTTTTTTCATGATATAATATTTAAATCAACAATAAATTTGCCACGTATTTGTTTAAGTGCAGCATATTCTTCTTTAATTTCAATTGAAGATTCTTGATTAGCATCTTCTATTAATTTTGTTTTAAGATAATCCATTCTATCTTCTATTTCATCAGCAAAATATTTAAGCTGTTGGTCATTCATTAAATCTAGAGCTAGTTTTAAAAACTTTGCATTTACTTTTTCTTTCATAATTAATCATTTACTTACGGCATATGCCCACATTAATAATCCAATTGCAATCATAATGAACCCATACAACATGTATTTGAATGGTAACATTTTCTTTTCAATCTCAATTCCTTCTTCAATACAAGCAATCTCATGCTCAATCTCATGTCTTTTTTGCATATATAGTTCTGGACTAGGTTCAGCAAAATGTAACATATACAAATCATCAAGCAATTGATCTTTTCTTTGTTCTAATTTTTTTATTCTCATACTAATTCTTTTAAGACATTTGCATAATCATCTTTTGGTTTTACACCAATCATTTTACTACCAATCATTTCTCCCTTGTTAAAAATAATAACTGCAGGAATACTCATAATACCATATTCTACACCCATATCTCTATTATCTTCTACATTAGCTTTTGCAATTATTACAGTATCTGCAAATTCTTCAGCAAGTTTTTCCATTACTGGATGTAACATTTTGCACGGTCCACACCAATCAGCATAAAAGTCTACTAATACAGGTTTATCAGTTTGAGATATAATCTCTTTGTAATTTTCGGAGTTAATTTCTACTATCATTTCTTTATTTTTTTTGGTTTAAGTAGCTCTGTGACCACACAAGAGCTACTGATAATAACATAATTATAATTTCTGTCATGACGCAAGTTTTACATATAATTTTTCTGGTAAATTACCATCATAAACAAACTTTGTTACTTTACATAACCAAGCATACTCAACACCCGGACAATTTTGAACACTGTAATCAGCACCACCATAGATATCCCATCTTTTAGTTAGGATAATACTATCATCAACTGGTTCTTCAAATACTAGTGTATCAACTTTATCTCCTTTGTTAGATAGATAATCGAGTAATCTATCAGCACCACACACCATTTCTAAATCAGCTTTATCACCTGTCCATTCAGGTAAATCAACATACCATTTGTTGTCTTTTTCTTTTATAAATTTTAAGTTTTTCATAAGTTTTAAATTAAGTTTCTATAAGTTAATAATGAGCAGTTTTATATCATACTCAGGATAATAAATTAATACAAGTTACATAAGTCAGGTTCTTTAACATAGTTAACTTCAAACTTGTATTGATCTAATAACCATATTTTGTCATAGACATCCATAGCTATTAAATCATTAGTTTCTTTTGTTGACAATCTTTTCCCGAAGAATTGTTCTGCATACTTAATAAGACTAGTATTAATCTTTTGTTCTGCTGTATGTAGTTGATCTACATACTCTCTGTGTTGAATCATAGTTGCATTCATATTATTTAATTATTTATTGGTTATCAATTGTTACTAATGAATCTAATTGAGTATATGTACCACCATATACTCTATGTGATTGAGTATTCTCAATCCAAATACTATCTTCGCTTACTTCTAGATAATATTCTATGTCAATGTTACCACCAACATCTGTCCAGTCTTTTGATACCTTTTCCGGAGTCTTTGATACTGAACTTGCATATGCATAACCAAGTATAACTTGTATTATACAGAATGATAGAGCACCTACTACAATGCCTATTACAAATGAATCATAAATTTTTGTTTTCATATTTATATTTGTTTTAAAAGTTAGCTATATTAATTAATTAATAGTAATATATAATATTATAATTATTGAGTAGTTCTTCTACCTAAGAAACTAGGAAGAGAGTAATACTCAATAACATTCTCACACTTATATTTACAGTTTTCCGTGCACACATTTGTAGAATATATAATAATAGTTTCTATGTTGAGTATGCACACACTGTATAATAAATATATAATATTATATTTCTAGTAAATGTTATTGAGTATTGAGTAATCATTACTAATGCTGTAGACATATACTATTTACTAAAAAAATCAAAATAATGCAGTAGCATTATTTCCCAATTAAAGTAAAGGGTTAGCAAAAAAGAGGGTGAAATAATTACTAAAAAATGAAGAGTAGGACCTAAGTCCTACTCACTCATCATTAATGCTTACAAATCTTCATTCAATGTTGCATCATCACCTGTTGCTACAGGTTCTGGTATGAATGAATTTGCAGTACTGCTTGATACTTTACCTGCACCAAATACTTTGTCTGCTAATCTGTTTGCAAATGCACTTGCTAGAACACTACTTGTTTGTTCTAACATTTCCAATCTTGCAACATCTTTTCTTGTTTCAGATTGATCCAATGTAAAGTTTCCATCTTGTTTAAGATACAATGGCAACTCATCTCTAAATGCATCCATATACATTGTATGCAACTGTGGTTCACCTGTTGCAGACTTTCTTGGATACTGTTTAAATTGCGGGGAATTAATATACTGTTTAATTTCTTCCACTGTACCCTTAATGGTGTAAATGTGAAAAGTTTTACCTTTTTGTTCCCCTTCTTTACGGATGTAATTTCCTGCATAAACTGCTTTCATAATGTTTAAATTTTAGTTAATGAATAATTATTATCAAGATAAGTTAAGGGTTAGCCAAAAGAGGGAAAATGAAAAAGCAAAACAGATGTGACCTTATTTGGTCACAATCTGTTGTGCTGATTGAATGTAGATGGATTCATATCCAGCTGCATTCTTGTAAAGCCGGTAAATGATGTTATACAATCCAGGAGATTGGATAAGATCTTTGACAACGGCTTTAGGAATTCTGGGCAACCAGGATTCCGTGTTGACTTTCTTTATACCATAAAGGAAGTCATGAGACTTCAAAGGAAGGATGCTCACCAGAGCTGACTGAGTTGGAAGTTGATCTTTCATACAAATTTATTTTGTATGCAGTTGATGGGTTAGCCACAGTCTGACTTGACAAAAGTTTTTTCTCTGGCACAGGAAAAAAGTTTTTTCTTAGTCAGACCAGAGACACCCTGTAGGAAGAGATGGGGGGTACCCCCAGCTGTGACACGGCCGGGGTGGCTCTGACTAGGGGGTCATCACATTCTCTTATTTACAAGATTTTAAATTCCAAAAAAAATTTTTATATTTGTAGAAGTTTCTTGCATAAGAAGTTTATTTACTCAGACAGACCCTGGTAGTAATGTACCGGGGTTTTGTTTATCTTTGCATCATAGCCCCCCTGTGTTGGGATAGACACAGGTCTAGATCCAGGGAAGCATACCGTTAGATCTGCTCACTAGTCCTGGACTTTTTAGATACTGGGAAATCAGACTGAGGTACCTAAGTTTGTATAACCAAGATCTACCCCAGATAAGTTTCTCTGATCAAGAAGTACTGTCTGGGTTTTTTTATATATTTGCTTTATGAAAAAGTTTGACATGGGTAAATATGTTCTCTTAGCAGGTAAGGATGCTACAGAGATCTTTGACTACTATGGTGTGGATGAGATGCACGGGTTGAATCTTAAAGATGCCAAGGCAGAAGAAGTTGATAAGACTAAAGGTAATGGGGTTTATATTTATGGGTGGACTAACTATGATCCAGCAGATAAGAAGTTGACTGGGAAGGCACCGTACAAACCTTTTCTATTTATTAACATTGGTACCTTTAGTAGGTACAGTTTGACAGAGAAGTGTACTGCAGTTATGCATGAGACCGGACACTTGTCTTTATTACTTCATAACTGGGATGTAAAGAATAAAGAAGAAGAGATCCTTGCTTATGCTGAAGAAGAGGCTAACAAGATTATAGAGAAGTTAGGGTTTAATAAAAAAGAAGAACCTAAAAAAGGATTCTTTAAAAAATAATTATTACCTTTACCAAGTTCATATTAAGTTTTATTGATTAATAAGCTAGAGACCCTGGAAATTTTTCTGGGGTTTTTAGTTTAAACAAAAAAAATTTATATATTTGTTCTCCACAAAGTTTGTTATATGAAATGACTGATCAGCAAAAAAAGTTATGGTTGTTTGTTGCAGAAAGAACAGACTCTAACTTAGAGGCTAGAATGGTATATGATGAGCTCCTTAAAAAAATAAACATGTCAGAAAGTAAAGTTATTCTATCCTTGATGGAAACCGATAATGGGATAGAAGTACATCTAGGTGAAAAGGCCTATGAAAATTTTGCAGTGATTGGACTGCTAGAAAAAATCAAAATGGATTTATTGATTCAACCAGAACTTCCTATTTATGATCTAAGGAATAAGGGAAAAGATAAGTCTAAAAGTTATGATGCGTAAATTTTTAAAACCAACAAATAATGAAACCATTTAAAAAACTAAGAGGCAGGACTATTCTGTTAAGTGTACCTGAAAGAAAAAAGTCTAGTATTGAACTATCTGCAAAAGATGAAGAGGCAATGATGCAGGAAGCTGCAAAGCTCTGGAGTAAACTTACTGTTTATGCCATAGGAGATAAAGTAGAAGAAGTACAAGAAGGAGATCAAGTATATGTAAGAACATCATCATTAAACATGGAGACTGTAGAGAGAATTGACATTGATGGTTCTATCAAACTTGTTCTTAATGAAGGTGATGTAATTATAGTATGGTAAGCTATGAAAAGTAAAAATTATAATACATATACTCCAAGTCCAGGTGATAAATACTCTCCATATGCAGATATGGTCAAGGATGTTTATGGAAAAGATACTAGTATTACTACCAATCCTTGCCCTACAGCAGCAGAAGTAGACTGGAGTAAAAGAGTTGTAAAACTAGATGAAGGACCAAGACCAAGTTACTACGGTGGTGTGGATAATCCTTATGAAGTATTTGAGGTGTTAGAAGCCTGGGGACTTGATAAAGACTTCTATCTAGGTAATGTGATTAAGTATGTTGCTAGAGCAGGTAAAAAAAATAAATTGACTGAAAAGGAGGATTTACAAAAAGCTTTAGTATATTTACAAAAAAGAATTAACTCATTATGATGGTTAAAGGTATTATGTTTATAATAGGATTGTGTGCACTAGGATTTTTATTCTTAGTGAATGCAGCTATGAATAAACCTATATATAATAAGATGTCTAATGTGTGGGAAGATGATCCAGAAGGTAGAAAATACTCCAATATAACTTTGATTGTAATGTTATTCATTGCATTTTTTATGGGACTTATGTTTTAACTCTATAACTCTCCAAACGAAAAGATCCTTAGAAATTTTTTTCTAGGGATTTTTTTTATTCAAAAATTTTTTGTATATTATAGTATTAATGTCTTAAATATAAAAGATGAAAGAATATAAATCACCACTAATTTACATGTGGCAATACCTTAACAGGTCCGTGTTTGAATTTATTAGAAGTTCAAGAAAAGTAATTACTCTTCCAGTACCTACAACTCCAGGGGAAACAGTTAATCTTTACTTATCAGCTCCAGAAACAATTGTAAAATTTGAAGGAGATATTCAAGTTGACTTTACTCTAAATGTGGTTTCAGTAAAAAACAGACTTGGAGATAAGTTATATTTGACTTTCTCAAGTACAAGTAGTGGATATCAAATTACTGCTTCAGGAGATCTTAACTTTAATAACTGTGGTCCAGATTCACCACCATCAGATCATGGTGTAGATGAAGGAACTACAGCTATTCCTTTCTTATATGATGGAACTGCATTCTATGGAATGGACTATTGTTAACCTTATAAGTAAATAATCATGGATATTTTAAATTTTATTTCTTGGATAAAGGGAAAAAGGGTTCTTAAATCAGCACCTAGAAAATCATTAGTTGCTGTTGGTGTAGCAACTCAAAAGAGAGATGACAGATTTGTTACTGGTGCTATCACAAGAGAAGACTTTCTTGATGCTCATTTAAAGTCTACTTTATTTGCATATCCTTTTGATTATGTATTGGTTCCAACAATGAAAGAAACTGTGAATACTATTTCTGGTGAGAGTTTCTTTTTTGGAAATGAAGTTACTCTTAAATCATACAAGATATCTGGTAAGATTGCAGTAGGTACTAATTTTCAGTTTTGGTATATAGGTACTGTATCGGCAAATGTACCTTTGAATGGAGATTTTCCATGGAGAGTATCTGGATCAGTAGAAGCATTTGATGATGTTACAGGTAACTGGTTACAAACTGGATTATCTGATGGAGCAATGTTTTCAGATACAGCTGGTGGTACTGTAAATGCAGAATTCTGTACAATTATGGAAGACTATAACACAACACCGGGTTCTATTGAACTGTATCTTGCTGTAGGTAGTACATCAGCTGCAGGAGATATTTATGGAAATGTTGCATTTGAATATGATATCTTTGTGGATGAGTCAATCAACTTAGAATTTACAACATCACTTTAAAATTAGAACTTATGTCAGATGTAAAAGTAAAAGTAAATCGAATCTTCAAAGATTCTTTACTTCAAGAAAGATATGAAAGTTTAATACAACAAGGAGTTACTGCTGTTGCCACACTAGGGCAAGAGAGTAGACTTGAAAAAAGTAATATACTAGCAGAAAAGTTTTTTAAAAGTGCAAAAGAAAAAGCACAATTATCAACTAAACAAAAAGCATAATGGTAAAGTTTTTTCCAGTATCTCCAGATCCATATCTAAAGACAGATAATGATATGGCACCTGCTAAGTTTGGGCATCTTAATGCACTCTTAGCAAACATTAGAAGGGAATTCCCTGACAATGCTGCAGCATGTGCTGCAGGATTAAAACCTGGAGAACTATACAGTACTCCAGATGGAACAGTAAAAATTGTAAAATAAATAAAAATTAGAAATCATGGCAGATGTAAAACAACCAATTGACGTAAAACCAGAAGTACCTGGAATAGAAAAAGCAAGTGTAGGATTTAATGTAAGAAACATTACTCCAGCAGTATACTTAACAGGTGAGTATAATTCAAAACCTGAAGCAAAAGCAGTTGAGTTAACTAGATTAGTTAAAGGTTTACTAGCAAATGGTATATGGAGCTATGCAGCAGATGCTGCCAAAGCAGGAGTACCAGCAGGTACATTTATTATAGTAGATAATCCTGAAACTAAAGAAAAAGAATTTACAGTAGAGATAGTACCATTTATTCGAAAAAAATAAGAACTCATGCTAAATAATATAAATAACTTTTTTAGTTTATTTAAAACCAAAAAGATTAAAAAAACATTAGCTCCTAATGATTTAATACCAATTGGTGTAAGAGATACTACAAATAGATCTGATTATCAACCGTCTGCAATTACATTTAAAGACTTAGAAAATCAGTTAGGTAATTTATCTGTTACTACAATAGGTACTGGTGGAGCTTCTACATTTGCTGGTGGAGTATTAAACATTCCTATTTATCAAACACAGATTCCTCATCTTGAATATAATCTCACTGAAAAAACAGTTTGGAATAATGGTTTAGGTAATGAAATTACAAATACTGGATTTGGAGAAGGTGTTTTAAAAAGCCGTACCTCAGGAAGTGGTAATACTGGTTTTGGATATTTAACTCTATGGAATACTACATCTGGTAATAGTAATACTGCATTTGGTCAGTCTGCTTTACGTTCAAATTCTTCAGGTAATAATAATACTGCTATTGGTACAAGTGCATTACTAAGTAATACAACAGGCTCAAAAAACACGGCAATTGGAAATACTGCAATGTTTACAGGTAATTCAAGTAGTGAAAATACAGCTATAGGTCATAATTCTTTACAACTTATTAATAGTGGAAGTACTAACACAGCTGTTGGTAGTGGATCATTATCACTTAATACATTTGGTTCTGCAAATACAGGTATTGGTGCTAATGTTTTATCAAATAATACATCAGGTAGTTCAAATACAGCAATTGGTGATAGTGCTTTAGGTCAAAATACTATAGGATATAATAATGTAGCTGTTGGTCAATTTGCTTTAAGTGGTAATTCAGTTGGTAATAATAATACTGCAATAGGGTGGGCAACAGCATGTTCAAATTATAGTGGATGTGTACTTTTAGGTAGAGAAGCTACAGCAACAGCAAATAATCAATTTGTAGTAGGATCTGCATTTACAAATGCTGGTGCTATAACTACAGAAACTATAACTCCTAATAGAACTTGGACTGTAAGAATTAATGGTGCAAACTATAAAATTCCTTTATTAGTAATTTAATAATTAAAACATGGAACTAGAAATATCTCAAGAAAGAGTAGAAAAAATGGTATCAGCTACTTATGATAGTTTTAATTTAATTAATGAATTAAAAGCTAAAGAAACATTAAGTGAAGAAGAAACAAAAATGTTAGATGTTAACCAACAACATGTAAGATATGTATTAACACAAGATTGGTTTACTAACATTTTAACTAAAAAACAAAAAACTGAACTAGGCACAGTATGACAAAAGAACAAGCAATTGAAATCTTAAATCAAGCTTTAGATCAGGGATTTAAAAAAGGAGTGTATACACTACAAGATGCAGCATTTATTGTACAAGCACTTGCAGTACTATTCCCTCCTAAAGATGTAGAAACAAATAAAATATAAGACTATGTCAAATAGTATAGGAAATTTAAAAAATAGTGGTTTACAAGGTAATAATTTCCCTTGGCAACTAAAGATGTTGTATGGTCAACAATGTGCTTGTGATCAACTAAAACTGGCTGCTGATATTCTTCAAGAGATTGATAATAATACAGATCAAGTTGAACCTTTATTGTTACAAATTCTTACAGCTATTCAGAATGGTTCTGATTTTGAAGCATTCTTAGTAGTAGATAATGCAGGTGTTAACTGGTTAGAAGTAAGAATATGGAATCCGGCTACAGGAACTTTTGATCCTCCTGTTTATTTCTTAGCAGGATCAAATACTCCAGGTACTCCGGTAGCTCCAATTTCATACATTAATCCAAATAGTTATTTAGCACAGATTGTATCTTATACATCTAACCTAGTATCTATTAATGCAGGAACACCAAATGCATTAGGACAGACTACAATGGCAAATTCAATGCCTGTAGTTATTGCATCAAATCAAACAGCTGTACCAGCATCTCAATCAGGTACATGGAATATTAACAACATTACAGGTACAGTATCTCTTCCTACTGGAGCAGCAACAGAAGTTACTTTAGCTGCAGTAAATACTAAACTTACAGCAGCAGTTAGAACTCCAAATGTTATAACAGCTGTAGGTATAGGATCTACACCAGCAAATGCATTTAGTTTCTCTATTGCAAATGTTGGTTCTTCTGCAGGATTAGTAGGAGCAGGTCAATCATTACCTGCAGGTGTAACAATTAATTTTGATGGGGGTGCTCTAAATAATACATTAGGTAGTTTAGCATATGATGCTTCAGGAACTACTTTTGTAATTACTTGGATATCATAAAATAATGAGTACAACAATACATACTGATAATGCTCAAGCCGTATTAAATCAGTTAGCAACTGGTTCATTCTTTGATACTACTACACAAACAACAGGAGTATCTACTGAAAAAGCAATGCAATTTGATAGTGTAGATCCAGTTGCAACAAATGGTGTATCTGTTGTAAATGATACTTTTGGTAAACCTACTCAAATTACAGTAACTCAAACAGGAGTTTATAATATTACCTTCTCTGCTCAATTACATAAAACAGCAGGTGGAGGAGCAACTCAGATTTATATCTGGTTTAGAGTAAATGGAGTAGATGTTCCGGATAGTAACACAACCCTCACATTAGCAAATAATGGTGACTTGTTGGTGGCAGCTTGGAATTTCTTTACTCAAATGAATGCAGGAAGTAATGTTCAAATCATGTGGCAAGCAAGTGCAGCTTCTATAGAATTACTTAGAAATACAACAGTTGCACCATTACCATCAATTCCTTCTGTAATAGCAACAATAAATAGAGTAAAATAATGGCAACTAACATAAATAGAAATTTACCTGGTGATGTATATGATGCAGCAACCACTAGTTTATCACATCCTTCTGCAACTAATGCATTTGCAACTATGTTGGATCTTGCAAATATTAATAATCCTGGCAATGCCAACTTATTAATATCTGGAGGAGCTTCTTGGTCAGGAACAGGAATGGTATTTAATGTATCAGCTCTTGTATATCAAATTGCAGGAGTAGAATTTTCAGCACTTGCTCAAAATATAACTTTATCTTCAGGTGATCCTAGTAATAATAGATTTGATGCTATTGTAGTAAATGAGGCTGGAGTAGTTTCAGTAATTTTAGGAACCCCAGCAGTAAATCCACTTACACCAGCTATAGATGAAAACTATGTACTAGTTCAATATGTATTAGTAGGTGCCGGTGCAACAACTCCAACCATTACAAATGAATTTGTCTACAGAGAAGGCTCAAGTCCAGATTGGCTACAGCAATTTACTGCAGGAGCTGTACCTTCTTTATCTGCTGTTTTTACAAGCACTACATTTCCACCTTTTCAAGGTTTAGAATCTACATTAGTTACAGCTCCATCCTATCCTAATAGTTATAATCTTAAGTTTGTAAGATATACTAAACCATCAGGAAGTATTTCTAGAAGTACATTTACATTTTTAACATTTAGAGTTTATTTACCTGTAGCACTACCTGCTAGAAATATACTTGTAGCTCTTTATAATAATACAACACTTATTGGAGCTGTTAATGCAACAAACTGGGGATTGGGTATGAACAGTATTAATAACTGGCAGTTAGTTTCAATTCCTACAAATGCCTTTGGAAATCTTGGGATTACAACAATTACAAGTGTAAGATTTTTAATGACTGGTGCTACAGCCAATACATTTGCTCCAGGATTTGATAGATATGCTCTTGATGATATTAAGTTTCAATCAGGATTTGGCCCTCAAATAAATACAGCTACTATAGATATATTAGATAATACTATTCCTGTAGGTTCAACA